CGCTGCTCCACTTCCAACCACTGCACCCAGCGCATGGTCTCAAGCATCCGCTCCACGGCTTGGGGGCTGGGCGGCATAGGCCGGTACAGCCTCTCAGGATCGGGGTAGCGCTCAGGCACCTGCATGGCCAGCGTCATCCATGGGTTGAAGTAGCCGCCTGGGCGAACCCGTGGGAGCTTGTGCGCAGTCTCGGCCGCCTCGGCAAAGCGGGCTGCCACGTCCTCCACGGTCCATTCGATTCGGGTCTCAGTCATGGCGCTTGCCTCCATCCCCGTAGAGACGTTCACCCAGCCTGCGCACGAACTGCCTTTCCACCCAGTCCAAGCGCTCGTCTTCTTCCGACACCACCAGGATGTGGCCATTGCGCCAGCCCTCGCGTTTGACGGCATCCAGGTCCGGCGTGGTGGGCTGCACATTGCCCAGGGGACAGCGGTAGCGGTATTGCGGCACTTTCATGTCACACCCCCTCTGCGGCCATCTCACGAGCCAGGTAGAGCAAAGCGATGGCATCGGCCTCGTTGTCGTCTGCTGGAGCGTGGCCACGGGCACGGACGGATGTGACCATCTCGTCCTTGCTGGCATTGCCTTTGCCAGTGGCGTGCTTCTTGATCGTGCCGACAGGGATGCCCTGGTACGGGATCTGGTGGTGTTCGCACCAGGCGGTCAGCTGGCCCATGAAGCCGCCGTAGGCGTGTGCAGCGTCGACACCGACGTGGCGGCGAACTTCTTCGAAGACGACTTGGTCGATGCCGTCGTTGCACCGCTTGATGTCGGTGAGCCAGCGCTTGAACCGCAGAAAGCGCATGCCGCCGCCTTCGAAGCGTTGGGGTTTGAAGGATTGGCTGCCACTGGTGATGCTGCCGTCGCGGCTGGCCAGTGCCCAGCCCGTTGTGGTGCCCAGATCGAGGGCGAGGATGGTCGTGTTCATGTTGTCAGTCCTTGTTTGGTCTTGGGTCTGACGCAGTCGACGCAGAATCTCGAAACCCCTATATCCCGCGCGTCACGCACGCGTGTGGAGAGTTACGACAAACTGTGTCGACTGCGTCAGACGGGTCGTTTTCATGTCCGTCAGTTGTCGGCGTAAGGGGTGTATGCGGACGTGAGCGGGCTCTTAAGGCCGATGCCTTGAAAGCCCCGGACACCGACCCCGTTGCGCCATTTCTCAAGCCCGCGGGTGATCAACAGGTCCGAGAAACGACGCTGTGAACCGACGTATTCGCCGGCTGCATCCGCCCACTGTTTCCAGTCCGTGAAGAGCTCAGCCGTCAGTGACTTGGCCGTGCTGACGCGCACGCAGCGCTCATCGAGCCAGCGGCCCAGGGCGTCCTCAGCTTCGAAGTACTCATCCGTGGCATCCAAGACCTGCTGCGGCGGATCGAGCCGACCCAGCCGTTGCCAGGCCAGGCAGCCCTCCAGCGCCCAAGCCAGGATGCCGTCGCGTTCAGCCAGCAGTTTTTGCTGCAGGTGCTTGTCACGTTTTTCGGGGGGCACGGTGACCGTGAACGGGATCAGGTGCAGGCGACGTTTCATGGCTTCGTCGATGTTGCGGATCGCGGGCTTGTGGTTGCCGGCCACGAAGAGCTTGAACTGCGGAAAGAACTCAAAGAAGTCCTGGCGCATGAAGCGCGCAGCGATCTTGTCACCGCCGGTCAGGCTTTTGACCTTGGACTCGGCCCAGCGTCGTCCCTGTTCGGTCTCAATGGCCGCCACAAAGCGCGCGCCGCGCAGCCCCGCCATGTCGGTCGGGTGCCGGTCGGTACGCGTCTCCATGAACGTATCCATGGGCGCATTGGTCGCGTAGTCCCCCAGGATGTCGGCCAGAGTGTTGACGAACACCGACTTGCCGTTGGCACCGGTGCCGTAGAGGAAGAACAAGGCGTGTTCGCGGGTCGATCCGGTCAAGGCGTAACCCACCATGCGCTGCAGGTAGTCCTGCAGGTTCTGATCACCGCCAGTCACGTCATTGAGGAACGCTCGCCACTGAGGGCACTCGCCTCGGGGTGTGGCCGTGGTGATTTTGGTCATACGATCGGCACGCTCGTGCGGGCGCAGACGACCACTACGCAGATCGACCACGCCCCCTGGGGTGTTGAGCAACCAAGGATCGGCATCCCACTCCTCGGTGGTGGCAGCATGTCTGCGGTCGGCCCGTGCCAGGCGCTCGACACCGCCCACCGTGCTGGACGCCGCCAGCTTGGAGGCGATGCGCGGGTTGCGGGTGTTGAGCGAGGCATGCCGACACACATGACGGATCAGGTCGGTGGCAGCGAGCGTGTCTTCCGAACGCCAGCGTTGCCCGTCCCAGACCAGCCACTTGCCCCAGCCGGCCACATAGCGCCAGTCCTTGTGGTACCTGCGGGTAAAGGACAGCGCCAGTGCATCTTCCGTGCCCCAGACAGCTTCTTCCGGACCAGCGGCGTTCGCCAGCGTGTCCGGATCGTCATCGACCAGATGCATTTGCATGCGCGGACCATGGGCGATAAAGCCGGCCACATCAAAGCCTTCCGCGCGGGCGTCTGCGGCGTCCCAACCCTCGGGGGCGTCCTCCGGCGGGTACAGGATGTGGCAGGTGCGAGCCCCTGCCATCAGGATGGCTTGCGAGGCACGGTCGGCGTACTCCCAACCGGGCTTGTCCTTGTCCGGCCAGATCAGCACGACCTTGCCGGCCAGCGGCGACCAGTCGGTTTTCTCGATCGGCGCGTTGGCCCCATGCATGGCCGTGGTGGCGCAGATGCCGGTGTCGATCAGGGCCTGTGCAGATTTTTCACCTTCGACCAGGACGACGGTATCCACTGCCCGCATGCCGGGCTGGTTGTACAAAGGCCGTGGCTCTGGTGGTGCCATCTTGCGTCGCTTGGCATCCCAGGGGCGGAACTCCTTTTTGCCGCCGGGCGGGTCGTAGCGGTAGACAACGGCGATCAGCTTGCCTTCGCCGTCGAGGTAGTCCCACTTGGCGGTGGCTGGACCCAGTTCATCGAGGGGCACATCTTTTTTGGACTTGCGGGGTGTTGCTGCTGTGCGTCCCATGAGGTCGGCGCAGCGGGCGAGCACGGTAGTGAAATCACCTTGGACGTCGATGCCAAAGTGGCCGCCGATCAGGTCAAAGATGTCGCCACCGGAGTCGTCGGCACGGTCGGTCCAAAGACCCGCCTTCTCGCCAGAGAGCACGACTTCCAGGCTGTCGCCCGGGCTGCCCAAGATGTCGCCGATCACGAACTTGCCGCGCTTGACCATGCCAGCGGGGAACAGGCCCATCAGCACCGATTCGAGCCGGGCCAACAGCTCGCTACGGACCTGTTCGCGCGTGGGTTCGTGACTGGCAGACGCAGGGTTCTCAATGTCGTTGAAATCGATCATTGAGCCTCCTCGACCGCGTCACTGCCCCCATCCTGATTCAGATGGCTGTTTGCCATCCAGATGGAGAGCTCGCTGAGGCGGTAGCGAATCAGTGCGCCGATCTGGTAGTGGGGGATGCGATAGCGTTGACGCATCGCGGGGTCAGCAAACCAGTAGTACGGCAAGCGCAATGCAGCGGCGGCCTGCTTGGCATCCACCATGGGTTCTGGTTGTGGGGTGTTGTGGTCGTTCATGTGTGATTCCTCCAGCAGCGGTCCTGCCAGGCGCACATGCGGCATTCGAAGTGGGTCGGGTCGTTGAAGCTGCGTGGCAGCAGCTCACCGGCCTGGGTGGCGGTAATCACCTTGACGGCCCGATCCGACATGCGCTGCGCCAGCGCAGGATCAAAGGGCACGAGCTCGGTGTAGATCTCCATGGTGTCGGCGTTGATCGCCGTGAAGATGGCCGGGTGCTCGTGCAGTTCGAGATAGGCTTGGTAGATTGCGACCTGGGCCGCGTAGACGGGCTTGGAGACAGCCAGCTTGTGCTTGTCGAGGTCGCGCCAGGACTTGTTGCCCAGGCACTTGTTCTCCCACAGGGCGGGATAAGCAAAGCCCTCGGGGCCGCCAACGATCACGCCATCGACGTGACCCTTGAGCCGCCCGTCAGCCGCCGAGAAGCCGAACTGTTCGCCGTCGGCCTTTCGGGTGCGCAGGTCAAACCCGGCTGCGCGCAGCCAGGAGACCATGCAATCCTCCATGACATGGCCACGCTCGAAGATGCGCAGCATGCGCCCCTCCAGGCGACGGCTACTGTCGATGGCCGCCTTGGCAAACTCGTATTGCAGGGCGCGCTCGCAAGACACACCCAGGCGGGAAGCGCCAAGGTAATCCCGACCCGCATCAGAAGCCCGGGCACGCTGCATTCCGGCGTCCACCAGGGCGGTCAATTGGCCAGAGACGCTGGCCGAAGAGTTGAAGTCGATCATGGCTTCTTCCCCTTCGGCTCTTCCCAGGGCAAGTCGTCTTCCAGATCGGCAAAGGGGTGCACGAGTGGATCCGGCGTCGGTGGCATGCCGCGCACTGGCGGGAATTTGATGGCCTCGTGGTGCGCCGCCATGGCATCCGTATAGCCGGTGACGATGGCGTCGATCACCTGCAGCGCCTCGGCCTCGGAGTAATCACCCAGGGGCTTGGCAAAGCCGATCTCTCCCGCAGCTTCACCGAAGGCCTTGAGGCACTGGCGCATGGCCGCGCGTTCGATGTCAGAAGCGTCGATCATCTCGACCTCCTTGCCGAACGTCTGGGCATCCACCCAGCTGCCATACATACGATGGAAAGCGTCCTGGCAGCGGCGGGAACAGAAGACCCAGTCGATGGGATAGCGCCGGGGGTTGCCGATGCCATGCCGGTTGTCGGTATGGCCGAACCCCCGGGCCTGTCGTGAGCAGACCCAGCATTTCACTCTCCTCCCTCACTGCGCCCAGGCGGGCTTGCCGGACACCGCAGGGCGTTGGGCTGATACCGGCGCGGCTGCATTTGAGACTGCGGTCGGGGATACGGGTGGAACTGCGGTTGGGCTTGCGACCGGGGCCGCTGCCGTACGGTTGGGAATGAACCCAACGCCAGCCATCGTGGGCGCGTATTCAGGCTCACCCGGTTCCACAGCCATCTTGACAACGTTCTTCGCCTCGCCGCGACCGTCTTTCTCGATGTCGAGG